CAAAGATCATCGAGCTTGATGTATTCTTTGGATCCGCACCCCCAGACTTCCATCAAGTCAATGAAACGTGAGTCCCAATATCTGGTGGCCCTGAAGGGGAATGAAGGTGTGATGCCGTGGAGCAGTGATCTTCGGAACAGGAATGGCAGATCAAATCCGTTTGAGTTGAATCCAACCCAACGCATACCTGGTTGATCAGTGACTTCATTCCAAAACCACTCAAGGATCTCAGCCTCTGATTTCTGGCGTTGATCAACAATGAGTGTCGATCCGTCATGAGCCTGTTTCACTCCTATCGCCAAAACCTGTCCAGTCGTGGCTGATAGTGCAGCCTTCTCAATCCATCGAGCTTCCTGCTGCTTCAAGTTTGCTTCGATTTTTTCAGGATCTTTGAAGTTTTTCGGTGCCTCAAACTCAGGCATCAGATCCACCAACTGCGGCACTGGCAGTGGTCCGGTTTCAATGTCAAATACGTTATATCTCATTTCTGGTTTTCCTCTCTATTTAATGCTGTTTAAAAATGCTTCTGGCTGGCTCAACACTGCTCGCAGATGTTTATCGCTCAGATCAGCCCATCCTGCTCCTGCCTCAAACCATCCAGATTCAATGCAGTAAGCCTCTACTGCTTCCTCATTGCCCTTGATCACTTCGGTAAATTTGGCCACCAGATCAGCGTGTTCCATCGTTGGATCTGCCTTGACCTTGGCCTTTTTCTTGGGCTTCGGTTTCTCTTCTGGCATATCGAATGAAACATTGTCATCATCTGCTGGAGTTGATTGCTCTGGCTTGCGGCTGGTAAGAGTGAAATAATCCTCACGCTTGGCATGACCGTCCTTGATGCTGGTGTAAATACTCCGGAGGTTGTTGAGTTCATCCTCGATGATGTTCTCCAATTTATGCCCCAAGTATGCCTCGATCATCGGCACATCCACCCCGATCAGGTGAAAGGCATTGCACATCTTCCTTGCTCGATCTCTGATCGGTTCAACTCCGCTGCTCAGTGTCTTGTTACACTGTGCCAAGGCTTCCTCCACAATATCCCCAGGAATCACGTTTAAGATGCATGCTCGCATCCTTCTGGCTCCCATGTTGGCCACCAGTTCATAAATGTCCCGTTCATCGGTCAGCTTCTTCGATCCCTGCTTGGTGTCCCGAACATGGCGCACTTGGAAAACAATCGTCCTTTTGACGTTGGTTTCCAGATCCCAACAATACGCCATGACCGAAGATTCCCCATCATTTCGATCCAGCTCGATCAGTCCGAAATCCATGTTGCCCCAATTCTGAGCCAACACTTCAGCCAGCCTAATGCTTGGGCCGATCACCAGTCCTCCACCCCTCGGGTAAGCATAGGTGGCTTTTTCAGCCAAAGTCTTCCGCTTGCAAGACTCGATGATGTTTCGATAAGCAATGTTTTGATCCCGTGGGAATCGCTTTGCAACTGCCATTGCTGCTTGGACCTCCGCAGCCTTCCGGTTACTCTCAGCCATTGCCATTGATCCTCCAGCCATTGCTGGAGCCGTTTGATTGTATGTTGTTAGTTCCATAGTTTTTTCTGGTTTTATTGTGGGGCGGTTTCCCGCCCCTGTTGGTTTTGATTTATGATTCGTAAGCGAACCTATAAAAGCTCGTGTTGTCGGACTTGCTTCTAAATCTTATGACGGTTTTTTCTGCTAATTCTTTTGAGTCACCGAGCTGAATTAAGCGTTCAATGGTTTCGTTCTCTTTTTCGCTGAACTTTGTCTTGCTGTCGTTTGCTGTCATGTGATCAATATGAACTCAAAGTGTTGTTTTGTAAACTATTTTTTTAACTTTTTTTTTAACTACGAAAAGAGCCTTTAAAATCCCTGCTGGTGGTATCCAGTCACCAGCAGGGCTGTCGTTCCAAACATCAATTCATTTAAGAGTTGTGTTTGGTTTTCCTAACTGCCACTCGGCAGCAGAAATCATTTGACCAGGATCTTCTTTTTCTTGGCTGGACCTCTCAGTTCATAATCCTCCATGGCCTCTCTGACCAATTCAGTCAATTTTAAGTTGTGGAGTCGAGCCATTTTTTTCCAGTGATCAAGTTCAGCTTGAGCCATCCGCATGTTGAATATCTTATCCCTCATCTGCTGTGATCCTCCCATCCATAATGTCATCAAGCATCTCTTCCTTGGCCAATTTTATGCAGTGATCACATGGGTTTACGTCAATATTATCCGGCCAATTGACAATGGTCACATCGAGTTCATAGCCACAAGCGTTACAGTTAATAATCATTTTTTTAAGCGGTAAAATTTATGTTTACCGATTACAGCCACGGGCTCTTGGCCCTTGGCCCAATACGGTGCTTTGATCCAGTCTGCGTAGTAGTGATCTGCAAACCCAATCTTGGCTCGGTTCATCGAGTGGATGTTTTCCTCCAGATACAAAGCCCATTCAGCCATCGGTGATTTGTAGAGGTGATCAAGATTCTGTTCAGATTTTCCGTTCCAACAACTGAACTGCCACCTCTGAAGGCAAACCTGATCCGGTGTGATGGATCTGTTTTCGGCTCGCTGGGCAATGACGCAAGCCACTGCTGCCATGCCATCTCTGCCCTCTCCCCTTGCTTCAGCCAGGATCGTCAAGGCCACGACTCCAGCCTGGATATGAACGCATCCTACGAGCATTAATAGTAGAGCTGTTTTCATTCTTCCTCCTTTTTGCTCATGGCTTCTTGGATCGGTTTGGTAACGTGATCCCTGTATTCTTCCGCTGTTATTTGCGGATACAAATTTCTAACCAAAGCACTCTCGATTCGATCTTTGAGATAAGCCATGTATTCCTTTTCACTGACCCCTGCTACCTCTCGCCAGACCTTCCAATTCTTTTCCCACTGCCCAAGGATGTAGGAGAATGCTCCAACGATTGCCGGTGTGCAGAATCGATCATGCTTGATGTCAATTTCTGATAGTTTGGTTTTTTTCATTTCAAAATCTCCGCACGTTTTTTACCAAGTCGAATTTGCTTCATTTTTTGCCCCTGAAGATGCCCATTAAAAGCAATGATGCAGCGTTCGATGATGCTGATCTTGTCGGTTCTGCTTTTCCTTGGCAACTGTGCAAATGCCTTGTTCAGTGCGATGATTGGCGACCCTTCAGAAATGTTGGTCATGTTTTTTATTTTGTCATGGAATGCCAAAATTGACTCAGGCCAATGTTTTTCAGCCATATAATAAAAAGCTCCCCAACTGCTCGGAACAACAACATGCTTCATTTCTTCAGCAGCTTTCGCAGCATTAGCAAAACTTGAATAATCTTTGTCAATTATTGATTTAACTTCGACGTGACTCATTGACCGATCCCATGAGGTGCCAGAGTCATAGTCTGCAACAGCACGCACTATGGCTGGAACCAGTGTTGCATACTGCAGACCTTCAATCCTCATCGCATCTGCTGCGCTTCTCGGCGCACCTGCATCAATCGTTTCAAACACACCATGTTCACCTGGAATGTTGGTTGTGACAACCGTCTCTATCGGTTTTTCACATTGAGCAACGGCCATCAATCGGTGCTGACCATCAAGCAGAATGTTCTGATCCGATATTTTAATTGATTCCCCGTTGAGCTTCCAAAGCCCTGCTTCAATGTCTCGGATGTATTTTTTAATTCTTGAAGGATAAATCCTTCGATTATTCTTGTTGTATATTTTAAGCCAAAGTTTGGCGATTTCCGGTGTGATTGTAATGATTTCTGATTTGATTGTGTTCATAGTTTTTTTCTGGTTTGTTGTTTTTATTTTTGGATGTAGTAGCTGATAAAACTGTATCGGTTGCTGTCCCAATTTGGATGCTCCAACGTGTAGCCCTTGCCGAATTTGCCTTGGTACGGTGTGACAAAGCCATCCGTTTTGCGAGAGATGTATCGGCGTGTTAGGGCTGTGTGGTGCAGCTCAAATTTGCTGCTGTTTTTCAATTCTTCTGGTGTTGGCATTTTCATGGTTTTATTTCTGATTTGATTTTTTTGGTGCTGGCTAATTAAATTATAGGGAACCTCTAGATGTTCTTATTTGGTTCTCTGTCAATTCATCCCGCTCAACATCGTTGCATTCAATAGCACACCGAATTACGGAATCAATTTTGTCTTTAATGGAACCATACGGTCCGTGGTGAACATTCAACGCTTCTGCGTCTTCGAGGCAAATTTCTTTGATTTTTTTGTAGGTAAGCTTCATTTCGTTTCTTTCTAGTTTGCGTAGCACGCACATTCAATTCGGGTGATGCTGTCAGACGGGCGGCGGCCATCATATTTTTCAATCCTGTTCAACAATGCCCGTTCTCCGAGATTGGGCTTTTTGTCAATAACGCTCATTTGGTATTCAAAATGAGCGTTATAGTATGGGGAGAATGCAGTGAAGGTGATTGTGTATAGGTATTTCATTTCGTTTCTTTCTGGTTTCTCTTGGGATCATTCCCTCGATCTGGAAACAATATCCCATATCCCCCACCATTTGTAAAGACAAAAGTAAAACTTTTTTCATCTTTTCTTCCATCCTCTTTTTGGCATCATCTCGGAATGCGTCCTAAACGTAAACCAGTCAACTATTTCCATGAAATCCAGAGGCAAGCAGATCAAGATCAAAGGCAGCTCTATGTCAATGCGATGTTCAACCCAGCGAATGGTTATGGTGATCTGGCAAAACATTTTTGCGTTGAGGCATCCAGGATGATTGACCTCGGGATAATCCCGCACGGTGGAGATACCAGAGTCCTGCAACGTGCGGGACTCATGGATCGAGTGGAGCATCGGATTCATAACATCAACTCGCTGCTGTCCATTCAACCAACATTCTCACTCATGCAGCACAATAATGCCAAAGCAGGAGCTATGTTCACGATGTTTGAAACGTCCAGACTCAAACCTGAGTGGATCAGGGCGATGAACACTTACAAGATCGTCATCACTCCATCCCATTTCAATGCTTCCGATTTTGCAGAACAGTTAACGGTTCCAGTCGAGGTGGCGAATATGGGTCATGATCACAACTTGTTCACCCTGCATCCGTATCCACGCAAGGGTCCGTTCATTTTCGGAGCTGCTGCCCATGTTGGCCACGGTCGGACCAGAAAAGGCATCGAGAGGATCATTGATTGGTTCTGCTCGGCATTTCCTAATCAAAAGGATGTTAGGCTTTCCCTTAAACTCAATGCGTATCCTGAGAACGGAATCATCCCAAATGATCCAAGGATCTCAGTGATCGAGCAGGATCTCAGCGACGAGGATTGCCGTGATTGGCTCCGGTCAATTCATTGCTACATTGACGGCAGCACATTTGAAGGATGGGGCATGTGGAATCATCATGCGATGGCAACAGGTCGTCCAGTGATCGGATCAAATTATTCAGCCAGATGTGAGTATTTCAAATTTGGAAATCACATTCCGATTGGCTATCGTGTGATCCCTGCTTCTGATCAATACGTTGGACTAGGACACTGGGCAATGCCTGACAGATCAGATGCAATCGAAGCTATGCGATGGGCATTTCAGAACCCAAGCAAGTGCAGGGCTATCGGCAAAAAGGCTCACCAAACGGTTAGCCTTATGACTTGGGAGATGTTCGCAAAGCGTGTTCTCAGGATTCTCCGCAAACACAGAATTTTTTCAAATTGAAAGGCTTTTTGTAAACCTCACTCCCAGGACTCCCACCCCATTTTTGTTTGTATCTGTAATCGTTTGAATTAATGCAGTTTTGCATTTGTGAAATGAAAGTTTTGCCTGATGCTTTATTTTTTACAACTGACCTGCTCAATGCATTCTTTAGGATTTTTGTTTCTGGAGTCTTAAAATCTAATCCTTCGAGTTGCATTCTCCACCAATAATCCGCATCCTCGTAGTAGGCTGGATAAAAAGCATCATCAAATCTTCCAATCAACTTTTCTGCCTGAATCGGATGAATTGCCCAAAATTTGAAATTGTAATTTTCACCACTAAAAATCGGATGCTTTTGGTGGCTGTTCATTAGATCAATCATTGTCTCGATTCCATCCGGCAGAATCATCGTATCATCATTTGTGACAATGCATCTTTCCAATCCTAAATCAAAAACCAAATTCCAAGCTGAAGCCAGCCCCATGTTGTTGGAGGCAATAACATCAAGTTTTGGAAAACCAAAATCAAGCAACCGTTTTTTTTGCAACCTCCCGTTTGAGTTATCAACAATCACAACTTGATCAGGAACCTTTGTTTGTATTTGGATCGAAAAGAGCAATCTCTCAAGCAGATCGAAACGGTTGAACGTAACAACCATCATCGTTGTTTTCATATAATTTCAATGAAAAGCCCAAAAGTTTCCAAGATCATTGTTCCGTTTTTTGACCAAAGTCCTGAATCCGTTTTCATGGAAAAATCTACTCAGGTCATCCCAAAAGAAACCATCAAAACGGTGGTACTCTCCTGCAATCAGCTTGACCTTTCTGATTTTCTCGCACGGCAAGAGTGCTTTGTATTCTGACCCCTCACAGTCTATTTTCAAGATGTCAACCTGACCAACCCAATTGATTATGTCATCAAGAGAAATCGTTGGAACACCCGCACCTGACGCAGCAACAGGACACCCACCTGTGTTCCTCATATCGTGTGACTGGATGCTTTTACAAAAACCACCTGAAGATTCACGCACAGCATACTTGTGTGCAGTGATGCTTGTCCCTTGTGAATTTTGCTTCAGTAGATTGAAGTTGTCTTCATTCGGTTCAAATGCATAAACTGATCTTGCCCCACCATTGTGAGCCAAGACAGAAAAGCATCCAACGTGTGCGCCAATATCAACAACTGTTGCACCAGCGAAATTTTCAATCATGTATTCATTTTCAGAAAACACTGCCTGATAAATATCCTCGTCCCATGTTCCAGCTCTGATTTTCATGTTCACCACTTCCCTGCATCACATTTGACCGCAGAAAACTTTGACTTCAATTCCATGTTGCAGCCACAAAGACTGCACTTCGTTTCATTCGGTCTTTTCCTTGCATAATCACAGGTCCGACACAATCCTAACCTGATCTGATAAAGTTCATCACTGACTTTTTCAAATTTGCTCATGATCACCTTGCTTGCACTTTTAGCAAACCCTGCGATTTGTTTCCCGATGCTTGGCATTTTAACAGGCTTCTGCTTGTAGCCATTCTTCGGGACAAATTCGATGATGCGTGTTCTACGTTTCAATGGTTTTTAGGTATGCAATTAAAACTGAGTCATTCTCCTCCTGCGTCCTTGATGCAGTGCTTCCGAAAGTGATCTGATCGTAGTCATACTGTGTGCCGTCTGCAAGGATCGGCTTCGATAAATCAGCTCCCTGAATATCTGCAACCGTGACCTGGGTCATTGTTATTGGGCTGTCAATGGAAGATCCAATCCCCGTGCCATCGACGGCAGCAACACGGTAACGCCACGTTGCAGCAACATAAGTTCCTCCAGATTCGACCACGATCGGCACAGCATAATCAGTCCATGAAGTGCTTGTTGTTTGCACGATCTCGCTCAGGTTTGCACCACCGCTGATATATCTCCACACGATATAATAATCAGCCCCAGAGACGGCAGACCAAGCAATGTCAACGGTTGGCCCATCCTGCGTCAAATTTAATGTTGTAGGTGCTGGTAAGCTCATCTTAATGGCACATTGATTATTGCTCTGATTGAGTCAAATGCGAGTGTTTTTCTGGATGTAGCACCCACTGAACAAGATGCTGTTCCTACATTGTTCGTGTATGCCGATTGCCTTGGTTTTTCAGCCTCAAGCGTTCCACCAACAACGCTCTTGCAAGTTGAGGTTATTTCTTGGCTTTGCGTGAATTCATAAACAGTCCCATCAACATTGTGACTGCACGGATCAGGTGTCCCAGATCCATCCCAAATAGAAGCACTTGCTGTATCATGCTCGATGTATTCTGCTGCCATGAATCCGCTTGAGTTGTTGTTTCTGCTATATAAAACGGTGATCATTTCCTTCAGATCATCAGGCAGTGCATAATACGCCATCGCTTCAACACCTGAAGCCCCAAAACCTACTTCATACTCAACGTCTGTTCTTGTGATTGATATGCCACAAATGCCCCCAACGGTATCAAGAACAGCAGATTTGCTTGCCTGAATTGCAACAGCATCACCTATCGGTGGCAGACAAGCTCCACCAGGAACATCGTATTGCCAAGAACCAGTTGCGGTATCCGTCCATGAAACCTGATCTGGGATTCCTTGGCTTAACTGGTAAGTGCATGATGCTTCTGGTGAAAGCGGAACAAATCCAGAATAACTTCGTGTCCTCCAACGGACACCGTAAACTGGCAAATCAAGCCTTGCCCTTGTCAAAAGATTTAAAGCCTTCCCAAGCTGGTTGAAGTGTGCTGCATAACACTCCATCTGCGGAAATGGTCCGTATCCTTCCCAATTGTCGCCCTCCGCTGTTGCTGGATGCATCGTAAACCAGCGATTGCCCATCGCCTGAAGCATTAGCGTCGAGTATCGGTAATCATACATCCTGTTTTGACCGCAAAATGGCAGAGTGTTGCAGTCCTCGATATAATACTCGACAAGTGATGCATCACTCGTCAAATCAAGATACCCCTCACAAATAGCTCTGAGAACAAACCCAGCCCATCGTATGTTGTCGATGGTCATTCTGGTATCATGATCATCCAGATTGTTGTTCCCGTCAGCATAAACCTTCGGCATCAGTTTATTGAAATGGAACCTCGGAAAACATGCACCATTGTAAACCCCAGCATCCCAATAACTGTCCCATGATCCATCAGCCCCAGCATCACCTGATTGATCTCCAATCCTGATTGTGCATTCTCCATTACCTGCTTTGTAGTTCAAATACTCAATGACGGCATTTTCATCAGACCTTGCTGCTGCTGGACCTGTTGGGTCATTATCATCAGCAAGCATGTAATCTTCCCATGAAGTGCTGTTGTTCGCCACTGCCTGACCTGTCACGTTGTCATTGTGCCGAAGCCTTCCATCCAACTCCACTGCTACCAAACCCGTGCTGGTATCATACGTCACAGACTGAACCTGATAGTCTGGAACATAAACCTGACAGGATTTGTAATGCGCCACTTGACCGTAGCACTCAAGTTCATCTGCTAGTCCTGGATCACTGCAAAGGCTTGTGTTCTGATTTCCGACAAGGTTTTTACTGTTGCCTTCCTCAGGTAAATTGGTTCCAAGAATGTATCTGTAACCGCTCGGATTCTCTTGTCTATTTATGGGTCTTCTTTGCCGAGCATAAACATGAGCCCTGATCTCTTTAGACTGATCAGTTGCACCGCCCCAACTGCTGCTCAGAAGTGTGCAGCGGTCAACAAACATGCCATCTCGATCAGCAAACACCTCTGGCTTGTAAAGGTGCGAATTAGAATCCTTGTAAGGCAAAGTCTGAAGGAAAACCTGCCATTGGTTTGTCTCTCCCTGCTTCGGTGCTTTGGTTATGATGATGTCATTTTCGTAAATAACCGGAGTCCCTGAAATGGTCGTCCAGTTGTTCACCTTGTATTTTCCAAGGAAAATGTTTCCCTCAGTATAAACCACTCCATCATAACTGATCGAAGCACCAGATCCCGTCACCTTATACCGAACACCTGCCTTGATAAAACCCGTGGATATAGCATCAGAGCTTGGAGCGATTCCTTCAAACAAGTCAATGTCTCCATCATTTCCACCACCAAACAATGCGAGTGACCTAGTGAAATACAAAACCGAATTTCCTGATCCATTGATCTCATATCCCTGAAGATGGTTCCTTTTAACAAGCCGAAGATTGTCCCGCACTATCCTTCTGGTTTCTTCATAGACCGGATTCTTCCAAAGCGATTGTTCCCCTGCTGACTGAATGGAATCCCTGCTGTAATTCACGGCCATTCCATGCCGCTGGTATCGGTCCCAAACATCCTTTGCATCTGGCTCCTGATGTCCCCATCCATCCATCGTTTGAGTCACGCTCGAAGCCATGCGGGTGACAACATAAGCATCTTGCACCCTCGGACTCATCTCCATGATCTCAGCAATCTCGATGTATGCCTCCTCCGATCCAGCATATGCATCATTGCATTTGATCTTTACGACTGACCCAGCAGGGAAAACACTTTTGAACCAATGGCTCTTATCAACATCTGCACCAGCTTCGAGACTGTGCGTGTAAACAAGTTCATCATCGACATAAACCCCAAAGGTTTTTGGCGTGTCAATGTCAGATCCAACGGCAATCAACCCAGCAAAGCAAAACCCTGAATGGATCGTGTATGAAGTCGTTGAATTAACGATCCCAAAGGATCCGCTTGTTGTTCCATTTGCAAAGTCAAATGTTGGATAAGATCCGGTCAATCCATAAGGACCAGATCCATAAGCAGGAGCAAGGTAATACTGCTGAGTGAAGAAATCCTCAAACCTGAAAGCGTGTTTCTGAGGATTCCACGTTGATTCATTTCTTTGACTGACTCCGGAATAATCTGCTCCCCTGAATTCTGAAGCATATGAATAGAGAGCAAAATCGAGCTGACCTCCCCGCTCATGCCTCAAGAAAGCATTTTCAGTATATGGACCCTCAAGATAGTCTGTGTATGGCAGCGTTGTGATCGTCCCATCGTAATGATAAAGCACGTAGCCATAAACACCAGCAAACCATCCCTGAACTGGTTTGGTGTGTCCTACGCACAATCCCGTGCATGTTGGGCTTGATGGTTCCGTGCCAGATTGACCTCGGCAAGTTGTGTAAGTGCAGTTACAACCAGTATCTATGTGCCGAAACTTGATCTCATATTCGTCATAAGTTGGATCATCGGCACAGACACCTGAAACCCTTGGCCCTGCATGGAATCCTCCATACCCCTTGAGATAAGACCATGTGGCACCATAGTTGATCCTGTAATACTCATCTGCAGCAAGCAGGGCATTGGATGCTGAAAGATCATCAAGAGTCGAAGGGATCGCCCCACGTTGAACCTTGCCAAGCTCCCAATGATCAAGATCACTTGTTGGCGCACCTGAAAGGAATTCGTGCAGCTTGATCCCTGTCTGCTCCACTGGATCATAATTTAGGCGATCCGCTTCGTTGTAAATATCGAGTGACTCATTCCCATAGACAAAGGCAGCAATCGGATTTGAAGCATTGATCCCTCCATTGGTTCCAACGTCTGTCAGAGGCCAATCCTTGCCGTTTTCTGGCTTGATGTGGCACCAGTGTGACCACCATTCGTCTCTTGCTGGTTGCTGCAACCCATCACCCAATCGGATGTACTGGAACAAGGCATCTGCATACCAAAAGAGCCGCCAACTACAGTCAGCGACTCCATTTTTCAGACGATCATTGATTGCATCAGCCAACGCATTGTATTGGCTGGATGTGATCGGATCTCCGCTTTTTACAAGCGGAACTGATTTGTAAGAGAACGACATTGCTCTTTCATATCACAAATCAAGACCACCGTGCGACCAAATTTTCATTTACCACTGGTGCAGCAGTGGATTGCGGTCTTGGCCTTCGAATTTGTGTTGATCGAGTGGTTCCTCTGGTCGTCCTCGATGTCATGACGCCATTAGAAACAAGCTGATTTTGCCTCTGTGACTGATCAAGCAAATAACGAATGTTGTTGGCGATCTTACCCTGCCCCGTCGGTTTTTGGACGATGTTTGGCATGATCTTAGTAAGAAATCGCAAGGGCTGAACAATCAGCTCCATTTACATCAAACTCACCTTTTCCGGTCGTAGGATCTCGGAATGAATCTGCATTCCGAACATAAAAAGTGTCACCTGCATCAACCGAATAAACCTTGCTTGATGGAGTAGAACCGATGTCACCAAGGCTGCTTCCAGCAGGAACAGGAACCACGAATGTGAAATTGCGGGAAGCTGAGACATGTCCATTTTTAAGCAAAATGCCAGCACACCCCTCCCATGTGTATTCCAATCCAGTTCCAGAACTGATCGCCGTGTAATTGCCAGCAGTTGTGATGTTAATACCTGCGTGATTTGTTAGTTTTGGATCTTTAACTTCCAATGTATCTGCCATGATTATTCCTTTGTTTTATTCTGCGTATTTGTAGGTGAACTCATTGAACCAGTAACGGCCATACCACTCTCGGTTAATCACAAATTGATTCAAAGTCGTTTGCGTTTTCTGGATCGGCTGCTTGTGCCAAAAAGGAACCCCAGGAACAACGATTCCAGCAGGAATGTATTCTCCGGAAAGCAATGGCTCAAAAAACATTTGCTTTGGTGTGAACATCCTGTTGACGTTTGCAAACATTTTCGGCCAAAGCGAAAAGTTGAAAGCAGCAGTGACAGTGACTTCGTTGCGGATCACCCATTGTGGCTCTTGGTATGCGTCTTGCCCCAAAAGCCATGCCTTTGCATATTCTGAAGCAAAATAATTTAGTTCATCAATCGAATATCCGGTGGTGTAGACATAAGCCCCGTTAGGCAATGGCTTGTGCCACCTGATCAACCCAGATTCACCAACATCCATCTCATCCTTGCTTCCTTGATTAGTGCTGGGAAGCACCATCGTTGCAGGTATCATTTGAACTTGAGCAAAGTTGAAGATCCGATCGTTCAGGTTGTTTTTGTGGTAGTCAACAAAATGCTCGATCATGTTCACCCAACCTGGCCTTGCTTTCTCAAGTTCAATGGCATTTGGATGTGTCGAAATCCTTGGCTCGATCATGTTGGAATCGAGAGTCCAAGTTGAAAGCAGCTCAATGTTCCCATATTTGACCTCTGCTTCCCAAATCGGTCCTTTTTCCTTGGTCGAAAGATCCTTGATCCATGATGGATCAGGAAAGTAATTAGAAGGATACGTCCTTGCATCAACAATAACAGTAGGATGCCCCTGCCATACGTCTGTGATCTCCCAAGTCGGATTGTTTGGATCTCCGCTTTGAAAAGTCTTTTTATCAACCAGCAATAGAGTGCCACCACTGCCAAGTGGTTTGAACGCTGAAGCATGATTTGAGAAATAACGTGGAAGGCTCATATTTTTTCCTCAATAATTTTTGTCTGTACAATAATCTGCTTCACGATGTTATCAGCAACGCTGAGTTGTCTCCTCTGCAATTTGATTGCTTCAGCCTCTCCACCTGTAGCAGCAAGGCCAACTCTCTGAAGTGATGAAATGTTCTGACCAGTGTTGTTCATCCTGCCCGTCAGATAATCGAGGAAATCGGTTGCCCCTGCTGCTTGTTCTTCTGTCAGATTTTCAGTTGCAGCCCGTGAAACGTTTCCTTGAGCAACCCTTTCGGTGATTCTTGCCCTCGCTGCCTGAACTTCGGCATTTGCGAAATCTATTGCTTCTTGCTTAGATAACCCGCCAAGAACACCCCCAATGTTTGAAGTGATAAAAATCAGGCTGGATCTGATCGAATCAATCGCAGAATTAATGCCTCCAAGAACAGACTGAGCAGCTTCACCGAATGACTCAAATGGAGTTATCAGCTTGATCACATCTTCTCCGATCACCTTGATCTGTCCAGAGAATCGGTCAGTCTCAGAAATCAGTTTTCCGAAGGTTTCTTCGCTGATCACCTCTCCTGAACCCCTTGCCACTTCTCTGAAATACTCAAAATTCGCTGCCATCTTCAAAGCCAAAGCAGATCCGTTCTCTCCGAATATCTTGATTGCTGCATCGTATTGACGAGCAGAAAGCCCACCTTCTTTGAATTTCTTGGCGATGGAATCAAATATCTCGTCAGGTTTTTTGCTGCGAATATCGTCAAGACTCACGCCAAGGTTGAGTAGATCCTTTGAAAGAAACCCTTGAGCCTGAGCCTTTGCAATTCCTTCAATCGCCCTCCGGACAGTTCCAGCAGCGAGTCCAGCCTCACGTTCAGCGATGGAGAGTTCCTGCGCCTTCTCATAACTGATCTCCAAAGCACGGGATAGCTTCTCAGCCTCATCAACATGCTTTGAGATATAACCAACAGCAGCCATTGCCTTTTGGAGCAGAGTGATAGCACCAAGGGCTTTCAAAGCATGCTTGGCAAACCCAATCATGTTGACGCTTGCCTTGCTGGTGTTCTGTGCAACCTGATCACCAGAATCAGCAATCTTGTTCGTCTCCTGCTGGACCCTCTTGGCAGCGTTCACGGCATCACTTGGATCTGCCGTAAATTTAATATCGACGCTTTCAGCCATTCAATGCCTCCTCTTTTTTCAACTGCTTCACATACTCACGTCTTGCTCGGTGAGCATCTGAAACAAAGTCGATTTTGCCATGTGCCACCATACCACCAAGGGCATCATTGACTGCCAGCTTGTATGGCATCTGCATGATCTCTGAATGCGAGAATCCCCAGTCATGCATCAAAACCCATTTGATCGTCTGAAGCCACGACATGCTTTTAGGCGATCCACCTGAATCCTCCGTCTTCCATATCTCGTATGATTCATTGTTCCACGCCCAGTATCGGTAAAAATCATTCAGGACACGAAGGTGGAGGTCAGTGTTTTTGAGGAACTTTCTCCCTAGTTTGCGAACAAACCGAAGGCAAGACCATCCTCCCATTTTTGCCTCTGCCTGATCACCCGATCTGGACAAGATCCACAAAGCCATTGCAAGTTCACCTGGCTCCAGAACCTTCTCCCCTTCAATCAACGGGTGATCAATGCGGCAGAGCAATGTGTAATGATGAACACTCAACGGATGCAAACGACAACGCCAAACCCGAACAGGGAATGGCATCATCATTTTTGCATATGTTGAATTGCCCGTCATTAAGATCCTGCAATCTCAGCAAGTGCTGTCTTATTGGCTGAAGTATAGGTTCCGTCATCAATCGCCCTCAGTGTCATCGTTCCAGTTTTCCATCCCTGATTTGATCCAGTGACCGATCCAGAAATGAAGTTGTATGCCCCGTTCAAGTCAGTGTTGTCCATGTTTTCCAGCGTCAGCTTCGCCATCAAATCGGGCATGATCAAACCTTTCGCATCTGTTATGGAAGGGGTGGATGCATCACTTCCAAACTCGAAATTGATCGTTATTTCAAATTGAGCATAAGCAAATGCTTCTGAAGTTAATCTTCCATACTGATCGAACCCTTGGACATTTCCCTGCATTGATGGGGTGTATGTGTATCCAGTAATGATGCATGATCTTGTCGCATCCAGTGTTGGCCAATCAGTGTTTACGCCAACATCATCAGCCTTCACATTGCCAGCAATGCCATAAACTCTCGCCTGTGATCCATAATAAACTGCCATAGTATTTCCTTAATCTCTCGGTGTTTTTAATTGTATTTGTGCGACGATCTGGTGCCGTTCCACGAAACGCTTTTCGCTAGGCTGTGGAATCACGGCAATGTTGTAAAAAGGGCTTGTGCCTCCGGATGGATTAAATCGGTGCAGGACGTTTGCCACATCCCATGCGACACTCCACCCACTGACTCCCTTCCCATATTCCTGTGCATTGAAATGATTGTTGAGTTGCATCTCCACCACAAGATTCAAGTTCCAAGTGTCACGATCAATCTGAGTTAACGTGTCCAGCTTAACGATCAATCCAAACCCAATCTGCTTCAAGCCAGCTTCCAGCTCATTGGTTAAATCTGACCCTCTCCAAACATGGACAGGAATCGCACCAGAATCACCGATGGCATTTTTTATGATGGGAATTTTTCTGATCATATCAGCCATTGCATCTTGGATCTGGAAAAACGGATTGCTCATAAATCGAAACTGTCATCATCGTATCCACCGGAAAACCGGAACCCTTGCCGTTCTTCGGTGGATGCTGTTTCAGGTTCAGCAATGCCGAATTCACCTCTTGCAACTGCCCTGAGCCGATCCATTGCGTCATCATATGCTCTGGATCTCCTGTCGTTCAGATCCATCAGATCACCACCAAGACGTTTCCACGCTTCCACGACTGAAAGATCCAGCAAGGTTGACTCAAGACTTTCTGGAATGGTGCCAGACTCTCCAAGAATATATCTGCCAGACGCATCAATATATCCTCTGATCATGTTCACCATTCTATTGATCACTGGTGATAGCAGATTCTCATATGGCGCAGCATCGACTAGCCCAACACCCTGATCTGTGACTAGCAATTCGGCCTGATCTGTCTGAAGCAGATCCCCAGGATATTTTTGCAATGACCCCAGTGATTCCACCTCAGATGCGGAAAGCACCTGATAAAGACTCGTCCATGTTGGTGTGATCCATGCCATGTTTTAAATTTTGTTTAAAATCGTTTTGATCAGGTCGAAGGTTTTGTTTGTCTTTTGATGAATCTTTAGATTGTCAACGATCTCAGGAATTTTCCCCTTGGCATTTGATTTGTCCAAAGCCTTCCGGAACTTCTGACCAGCATCAACAGCATCAATCGCAGCCTTCTTCCACTTCCTGCCACGATACGCAGCAAACGCACCAAGTGCTGCAATGATCCCTTCGCTGATCAGACTTCCAGCACCTGGAACAATGCTTCCAGTTATCCTCAATCCATTTTCAACTGATGGTCTGACAACCCAGTTTGTTGAAGTGACTTCTTTTCCATCCACTATTTGGGTTTGCACATCCTGCTCAAGCGCCCAGCCTGTTGCTTTTTCAAGTGTGCTGCACCCGCTCAAAGTGATAATTGCCGTGCATAAAAATACCAATTCAATCCATTTTTTCATCGTCATTTTTGAAATAATTTCTTGCTGCACCTGCTGCCTTGAATCCCATGTAGACCAGAGTTGCAAAGGCGATGCCAAGCCGTAACCACTCGTCAAGTGTGCTGCCGGTAACGGTAAATCCCACCGCCCCGACAAGCGACACTTTCAAGTTTTCAGCCCACCCGTTTTGCATTATTGGGCTGGCTCATCCTCAGGTGCAACAGCAGCGTCAAATCCAGCCAAAATGTCGTCCACGGAGTCCATTGTGATTTGATTTGCCGCATTGTAAGCAGCCACCGCACCGGACACCTGCATCAGCAGGACTTCGGTGTTGTCACGGTTGACTGGTTCGCTCAATGACTCCCGTGCTGCCAGCAGTGCCTTGGCTTTGCCGAGCAATTGGAGGATGGTAGATTTGCCGTTATCGGCTGCGAGCTGTGCGTCAATGCCAGCGATTTGGCTTCGTAGGTATGTGATTTTTGGGTCCATAGTATTTTATTGAATTTGGTAGGTCATCGAAAACCTCAAACTGCTAGTCGCTGTGAAGTTGGCGTGAGTTACAGCAGTCGCACCTGTAGCCCCTGAGCCGTAAAGAATTGCGTTCGGTTGATTGTCCTCATTCAACAAATTTACAGCAGAGGTGAGTCCGGTCATATCGAACGCAACAACGGATGAGGAACCGTAGCTTGTCGCGGTCATATTGTGATTCACGAATGGCAAACCCGCCAAACGTGCCGTCCCTGTGTCAGAGCCAACAGCTGACAGTGTTATCACGCCAGTTACAAAGCACGTATTACCTATTCGTGTGTAAACACCTTCCTGTGCAGAATAAGTGATTCCCGTTGACCCACCTCCAAAACTTATTGAAGGAGTCCACGTTCCAGTTTCATACACTGGCACTTCCCGCCCAGTCAATGTGACACTGGTTCCGGTTCCGACAAATGCATTGTCGCTGATGTCATACAGTTTGTTGGTGCTGGTGTCGTAGCGTTCTGCTCGGAAGTCTGCGAGGGTGCCTATTTGCGTGATTTTCAGGTTTTTAGCGTATATGACATCATCTCCCCCTGAGTCAGTAAACGTAAAAGCACCCCCGTCTGTTGCGTAAATTCTAAAAATTTGACCACTTGCCACTCCTTCAAGTGTATGATGCTCCCAAGTGTCTGGGGACGGGGTTATCTGTGTTCCACCCGCGATGAAATCACCAAAATTTATTCCATCAACATTTGAATTTGCTGAACTAACATAAAAATCACCCTCAACTCGACACCGCTTGCCTAGTGGGATTGCGGATATGGATTGGCTGAAATAATGTATTGAATTAGCATTGTCAAGAGTCAGTCTAATTGTGTCATCAACGCCGCCGATTCCATCTATATTTCCGGCAACAGTTCCACCAGAAGCAGCGTATCCGTCTGTGCCAGCCGAGAAATCAGAAGTCTCGACCGACCCTAAAGCCCCACCCCATTCTTCAGAAAATCCCAAATCATTTCCACGGGCAAGCTCGGCTACTTCGGCTGCTGTGAGTTCTCTGTTGAAAATTTTAACGTCACGGATGGAGCCTTTGGCAAAACTGGAACCTGACCTTCCGATATAAACTGGTTGAACGGTATTGCTTTGTCCTGTGTAAACGCCAGATGATTGCTCAGTCATAGCAACAGCTTGACCATTGACATAAAGGTTGATGAACGTGGCTGCGGTTGCGAACGAAGCGGAAGCACAGCCAGTATACGTGCCACAAACATGAATCCATTTGCCCTCGTAAGATGTCAGTGCTGCTGAACTAATTTGCCCCTCATAGTTGCCACTAGTATCAATTACTGCCATGTTGAGCTTGTCACTGGAACCGACAACAAACGACCATTCACGCGACGAGGATTCATCGTCTTTTACAGCAATTCTAAAACCAGTCGCATCATCCATGTTCACCCAAGCACTCAAGCTAAATGGCAAATCATCGGTGCCATCCGTGAATGATAATTTCGCATCATCAGCCACCTGCACATATGAGGATGAGCCATTGAGATACAGGGCAGGTGCCGTGGTCTTCAACGCATTAGCCTGTGCGTCCTCGTCAATGGAGTTGACTTCTAAAGTGGTTCTTGCAGTCGAAGCAGTTGAAATTCCATCAAGAATGTTTGCGATGCCTTCAACCAACTGCCAAACTGATCCGGAGTAAACAAGGGCATCACCCTCTTGCGCTGTGATGTTTCCGCTGCCGTAATTCCTCGTTCCAGGATTGGTCACATAATAGGTATCACCTGCCGTGCCCGATCCATCTGCCAAGGCTGGCGAGTTGGCCACCATATCATGCCCACCCAGATAGCTCACGCTTTGACTCGGATCTTGACTGGATGTCAGCTTGTCTGCTCCGTCCAAAGTAGCGATCTTGTATGTGCTAGGAGCAGCGACGATCTGCGAAGCAACAGCAGCAATGAATGCATCACGCAGCATTGTTCCTGTTCCGCTCGGAGAATCCATAAGGATCTCATCGTCTGATGCAAACGATGCTTTGCTGTCTAAATCTTTAACTCGTATGTTGGCCATGTTCTTCCTTGGGCTTTTTGATTATTTAAAATTGTTTGCAGTTTTATGGAGCAACGAAATTCTTGTTTTTGATATATGCCACCAATTCATTTCCGGAATTGTCGATCAGCACATTGCTGGATTGATCCTTGAGTTTATAAAGACCGTTGCTTGTTATCAGCAGATCACCGTTTTTGCTCACCAATGTGTTGCCGCTTTGATCAACCAGAAATTCAAGCTCATCAGGAGCATTGTCCACTGGGCTAGATACAGATTTGACCCCTGCATAACCAGGTCTTTCGAAAAATCCTCTGAATCCAATGGTGAAATACATTGATCAGCTTCCGTATTTAAAACCCAAAGCCTTGCCACCGCTGACTTGGATCTGTGTAACCTCAACGGGCAACAGGAATCCAGCATCACATGCCAATCCCGCAAGTGATCCGGTCACGTTTGGCATTGTGATTGAGGTGATGGTCATTGAATCAGCCAAGAACAGAATCCCAGAGAATTGTTTACCTGTGTAATTCGTATCCGCTGACAAAACTTCTGCGTGCTGAGACGTGCAGGATGCAGCGATTTTCAGCAAAGCATCTGCTGTGGATTCTCCCTCATTCAGGGATGGTGATGGAAGATTGATCAATGCCATGTGTTTTTTTTATGTTTTATCCCCAATCAGCCTAGGACCGGAAACCAGAAAAACCGATCCTAGGCTGTTGAGGTGGGTGTGGATGCTATCGACTAGCTGGAGGTGACGGTGAGACGCTTGACAGCTTCGGTGTTGGTTATTGAGAATTGTCGTGTCCAATCAACAGCGATGATGTCGGACCGTGAACGCTCATCCCGATAGGTGCGAACGGAAGTTACACCACCTCGTCCAGTGGTGAAGCACTTGGCGAAGCTAGGATCTTCCATGCTTGGATTCTGATCAGCGTAAAACAGGAAAACATCAGATCCGACGTTTCGTGTCTTGCTGGCAGTGGCACCAGGTAGAGCAGAATCATAAATCAATCCACCGATCTGAATTTCCACGGGGAAGATCAGGACATTTGAAACCATGTCTCGGGTGATTGATGCAAATCCGCTCTTGAAACGGGCTTGTGTTTTGGCGTTATCACGAAGGATCTGCCATGCCAAGGTTCCCATCAGGACACGGTTTGGACGACGGCCCAAGGCAGTTTCCAAAGCAACCAACTGCTCATCGAGCTGAGTGATCGGATCAGTGGAGCTGTTCCAAGTTCCTTTTCCGCCTTCAGCGGATACGTTTGCCTTGATGTAGGTAAACAGATCCTTCTCATGACTCAGAACTGCGGAGGAAACCAAGGACCGAACCTTGGACTGTTGCAGACCGACAAGATCCCCAGCATCTTCACGCTCGAAATCATCAATCGGATTTTCCAAGGCATGAGGAACAAGATTCAACTGACCATCAGAAGCTAGCCAAGGAATTCGGTTGGCAGGACCACCGATTGCACGTTGGGTTTCAAATGTTTTCCAACTGTTGACTTGATCGTAGATTTTGTAACGACTACGGGCCGAAGGCACAGTGACCTGTGGGCAGATGAAGTTTGCTGCCTCGTTCTCCAGATCAGGCATGATTGCCTGAGCGAAGGTTGTCAGCATTGGATTGCTTGATGCACTAGAAATTGCGCTCATTATTTTTGTATCCTTTCAGTAAAGTTCCAACTGTGATTATGCAGTGACACTGGACACGTCCAAAAGACGGGCCTTGATGATCCCACTGTTTGCTCCTGTTTCAAGGGCTTGAGCAACCGAGTTTTTACTAGATGCAGTCGCCTTGAATGTTCCGTCAGTGTGAGTTCCAAGGAAAGTCCCAGGATTCACAGTTCCAGCAGTGCTGTGCAGTTTGACGTAAACGATGGCGTCAATGCCAGCCATAGCAATGCTTGATCTGCTTCCGGATTCAGCACCATCGGTGATCACGCCGATCGTATCGACAGCAGTGTCAGAGGTTTGCAACGCAGCTTTCCCGCTGGAAAACTTGACTGCATAACCTTCTTTGTTCGTGTGATCCTCGTTGGCTTCCAACGTGGTCCGCAGGGTTTCTTTAACTATTCCGTATTGCATTTTTGAATCTTTCTAAAATTGTTTTTCGTTTACTTAAAAAGTTCAGGGCGTGCGGATCTGGCAGCTTCAAAGGCATCTTGTCCAGACATGGTTGGGTTCTTGGCTTTGATTTCAGCCACGAATGCATACATCTGATCGGATGCTTTGACCTGCTTGGTGTCACCCTGATTCTTCGGTGTGATCGAAGCAGTCAATCCATCAGCAGCGTGAACAGGCATTGACTCGATGAATGCCTTGGCATTGACCAGATCAACACTTGCAATGGCTTTCAGGGCATTGATTGCCTTGTCGTCCTTTGCCGTGATCTTCTTGGCATTAACAGCAGAAGCCACAAGATCATTGATTTCACGATCCTTGGCATCCGACTTCATTTTCTCGTTGTCCTCTTCCATCGCTTTATACTTGGATTTCAGAGACGCAACCATTTCCTTGAGTTCCTTGTTTTCGGCCTCAAGCTGATCCATTTTTTTCTTTTCGTCTTCAGACATGATTTTGTTTTTGTTGGGTTTGCATCGTGCTTCTTCGGGCATTTCTGAGGCCGAAACGAAGCGCAAATCAGAATTTGTGATTTCTTTTGCAGCCATCACTGCTGCAATTTCTCGGAAGGCAGGACGGTTGACCAATCCCCCAGCATTGGGAGTTGTCCCGATCACCCTGCCCTTTGCATCCGTTAAAAATGATGGGGAAAAGCGCTTGTAAGATCCACCCTTGATCGCCTTGGCACCGTCTTCAGTCCAAACGACTCTCGCACGAATGCCACCAGTCTTTGGATCTTCTCCACCCCAAAAGAATGATTGAACCCATCCAGATGCTTCCTTGTCATCATGATTGAAATCGAAGTATGCCTCGAATCCTTGGTCTTTGATTTCTTCCAGTGATTTATTGAGAGCTTCGACTATTTCCTCAGAAACCTGAACGGTAAGCTCGGCAGGTTCTCCATTTTTGGAAGCAGTGATCTTATGCTCACCAGCAGGCATCCACTGGATGTCAGCAGGTGGTTCACCACTGAAAACGATCTCATTGGCACTGCGTGCTGTTATTTTTGCAAAGCTGATCATCTTTGAATTTGTTTGCTTCGTAAGTGTCTCTCAAATCCTTGGACGAACTTTTCGGCCAATTCTTTTTCACTTGGAATTGCCCCAGGCCAAGGTTTCTGATTCACACTCTGTTTCAGCAGATAGTGGAGCTTTATTGATCCGTCAATGCTTTCTGCGAGAAATTTCTCATTTTTTTCTGACTTCCAAACGAACAGCTTTTTTCCTGTCTCACGCTCAAAAGTTGCAGCCCTAATTGAATAAGCCTCCTTTGAAACTGGAATTGTCAGGTATTGAACTCTCTTGGCCTTGATCTCTCCACCATAAACCTTTTGAGCGATTCTTGGGTCAAGGATCTTGATGATTGCATCATTGCCCCGTGCGACTGGAGGTTGAACAGCTCTGCCAATATCAGCCCAAAAGTTCGTCCGTTTTCCCCCAAGTTTGTTCGGCTCTTTTCGGTTTTTGGCTGGATAGTATTCTGTTTTCATCCAGCTTTGAACACTGATTGCAGCGTTTTTGATAGCGACAGCATGAAACTTGGGTCCACCCATTTCCTTGAGCAGTTCCGGTATTTCAACTGTGATTTTCTTGATCACTCGTTTTGATCAGGGTTGGTTATGCTGAACTCATTCAGACGTTCAAACGCACCATTGGCAGCAGCAGATCCCATTGCTTCCTCCAACGCATTTGCAAGAGCATCATGGTTGATCGAGTCAAACAGTTCGGGCATTGACTTGGAAAGCTCTTCCATGGCCTCGATCACTTCCTTATCAGATTTGTTCGGATCTTGAGCAGCCATTAAAACCTTGGCGAAGGCAGGACGAGCAGGGGCAAGCCATTCGGCAGAAACTCCGGTCAGCGATTCCATCACGGCATCTGTGAGTCTGTCATTGTTGGATGGAATGTTCTTGGCATCGACCTTGGAAGGATTGCAGCAATCGCAATCATCATCTGTCACGATCTCTCCAGACCAATCACTTGCATCAAGCACATCCTGAACGGTTTTCCCCTTCTCCCACATCTTGCATGACCAATAACGAGCTTTCCACTTCGGACCTGGATCATCACAGTTATGACGGTTTCGGAAATTGGATCTTCGTTCATCATCATCACGCTTGATCTCCATCTTTGGATCACCGAATTTCACAAGGACAGTGTTTCCCTTGTCGTTTTTGACATAAACCCCAAACTTTTTATCCTCTCCCTTTGGGAGTCTAAAAGGATTATTCAATCCTGCCCTTGGTTCTTCCTTTGCATTGATCGGCTGCTTTCCGAAAAACGAAGGTGACTCAACCACTGACTGTTTGATGGTGTCCTCGTTTTCCTGCGGGACTCGGATCTTGTGTCTCTCGTAAATCTGATCCTTGGGAAGCTCCATGCCCATGCTGATCAGGATCTGATCCCTTGTTGCCATCTGCACAGGATCTTCGGCAGATTCAAACCTAGTTTGGAGATATGGAATCTCGTCAGTGTCACCGAAATTGAAGGAAATGGCTTTTCGGATCACCTGATCATTAATGTTCTGCGCTGCCCAATCACAGGCATCTTTGAGGTTGTCTTGGCGAACAGCAGCATGCACATCTCCCAAAGCCCTCGATCCTGAATCACCCACATCTGTTGTGAGTGTTTGCCCAAGGATCAGAATATCACAAACACGGTCTGCCAGATCAATCAGGTGGTTCTGAGGGTTATCGGATCCGTTCTTGGATGCCTCAAGGATCTGAACTTCTGATCCTTCAGGAATCATTGCATACCCTGCGGCAGCAAGATCACGCAACCAAAGTTCAAGGGCATCTTTGTCTGCTTCACCCATGTTCTTGCCATACTTTGCCACCCTCAACGGTATGCCAAAAATCTGAGCATAACGCATGAGCCATTGACGCCCAAAGATCATCCCAGACCACCAGAAAGCCAGAACTCGGCTGAATCCATACGTCAGCGGATTCCCTGATCGAGTCTTGTATCGGCCGACGAGAAATTTCTCATCAGGCATCTCCGTATATCCCCGTGATCCGATCCCTTCGATGTTCCGGAGCATGATTTCCGTTCCGGTGGAATCATATCCCCAGAACTGCGGATGGACCCAATAAGAAGCCCTTGGCGTTATCTCACCTTCTTGATTCCAGTCCCAAAGCAACTCCTGAACACTGATTCCCTTGCCTATGGCATCACACAGATCATAAACCATGTCCTCGAAGCCGTTTTCATTGCGCTTCGGAACTGGTCGCATGTTGTCGATCATTCGACGAACAAAATCAGCTTTTTCTTGAGCCCTTGGGCTTGGTTCCTGTCCCTGCTCTGCGAACGCTTGGACAACAAACTCTGCTCTGGATGCTGCTTTCTTGATCTCGTGCAGGTTCTTGGCAAGCCTTGGCCAAGTGTCTTCCATGATGGCATAAAGATCGTGCAAGCTCTGTGGATCTCCCGAAAAGGCTGATTGGAGGAGTCCTCGAACCTCCGCAGGATCAATCTTTTCATTCAGGAACGGATAGAACTTTTCGCGGAACGAAGGTGTAATGATGCGTTCACTGACCTTCTTTGTGGTCCTTGCTCGCTTTGGTTTTGGCGTTTGGTCTTGAGTTGCCATATGATTCTAAAATGTTATTCCTCTGCTGCTTTGGGCTTTTGCTGTGCCTAGTTTGAATCCGCTAGTTGATCTGATCACCCCGTCAGTTGATCCCCTTCTCATCTTTTCGACGGCAAGGGCCAATGCCATTACACCGTCATCATGCATTCCATCTGGTGCTGTGTATTTCACTCCCCCACCTGGGCTGTATTCATACGTGAAAGACTCAAGCTCAGATTTTAATGCTTCGTCGAAGAATCGAACCCTGTTTTGCTGAATAGCAGCACGAAGGCCCATCATCAAGGCTTGTTTTGAGGTTGACGAGAACTTGAAGCCCTCAAAATTTGATCCCTCCATGATCAGATCCTCCACAATCGGATCACCGACACCCGTGGAATCAATCAAGGCTGGATTCCATTCTGTCATCTCGATAATGCTTTGCTTTGTCTCTCCCCATGACTTCTGAAACCTTCCATTGAACACTTGGCAACCGTCTTCATCGAGTCCAACACCCCAAGTCCAGTCATGACTCTTTGCCAGATCCCAACCAAACCATATCGCAGGTTTATGGCTTCTTTCACCGAAACATGCCCTGATTGCATCAACTCCAAATGGATTGCCACCATCATCGGCAGGCACTCCAAGGTATTCCTGCTTGTAAACCGCATCAGGCAGATCCTTTTGAGCATCGGTCAATTCCTGTTCCAGATCCGGAATCGTTGGATTGTCGATTGTGCCAAGCCTCCAGGATTTCCAATCCCGATCTCCACGCTGCCCTTTAAGAAATAACTGGTGGAAATAGTTCTGCCCCTTCGGTGTTCCAAGCACCCAAGCTCTGCCCTTGTAATCTGTCAGTGTTGGCCTGATGTCCTGCTCCCATCTGGATTTTAAATCCCTGACAACCGAAGCCTCGTCAATAATGATCCCGTGATATTTGCGACCACGACCAGCATCAGGCTTTTCAAGCGACCAGAAATCAAACCTTCCCCCATTGATCAAATGGATCTCCCTGTTCTGCTTGTCTGTCTTTCGGATCAACGGTGAAAATGATGCTTCAACGTCATTCCATTGCTCAGACATTGATTTGTAAGTAGGAGCGAACCAGCCATAGGTTTTCCCCATGATCCCAGCCATACGCAGGATGTGCAGTCCCATCGTGGTTTTGCCGAATCGACGACCACATTGCAGAACATTAAAACGAAGGGCAGCATCGAGAATCCGTTGCTGCCCTGAGTGTGGCTTTTGAAGATTGATCCCTTGATCTAATTTTTGAGCCATGCAGGTTCCTTGATCGGCTTTCCATCCATCGTGACATGCACATGGATCTCACCGTTGTTATCAAGCTCCATTTTGTCAGACATCCCGCAAAAGTTTTTCAAGGCGAAGATCAAGAGCTGATCACGGTCTTCTTTGATCGCCCTATGCAGGAGCTTCATTCTTAGGCTTCTTGCAGTTGCTGCTCTGCCCTTGTTGTAAAGCTCTCGGAATTCAGAATTTTCCTTGGTGAATTCCCTGTTGATCGTTTTCACATTAACACGAAGAAAGTCAGCAATATCCTTCTGCGTGAATCCCATGTTGCCGAACGACTCAGCTGCTTCAATCGGCATTTCAAAAGACTGTCTTCCCCGTTTGCGTTCACTGCTGATCTTGATTTTTCGATCTTTGATTTTCATGTTTAAGAAAGCTGGAGCGCACAGGTCAGATTTGCACTGCCTTTTTCATCTTGGTAAGATGACACATCACTATCAATGTTTTGTGCGCGTTTTGGATAAGGTTTTGCAAGACACATGATTTTTTTTCTCATATGCTTGTCAAGTGGCATCAAATATCTATGTTTGCCTTCAGTTTTAATTATTTTGCACTGACTTGGCTTTACTGTTTTTCTTTTGCATCCTTGCTGAATATTAAACCCCTTTTCTGAAACTTGTCTGGAATGAAGCCTTTTCCCGTCTTTCCAAAATTCTTTACTCGGTGCTGTTGTTGATGCATAAATCCAATTGCCAGCTTGATAAATCCCTCCATGATGTCCATATTGAGGATCTGCAAAAGAGACAACTAGCCTTAATTTTTTATTGTTTTTTTTCAAAAAAGCCAAAGCTATTTTGATGATTTTAGAAACTTTTGACTTGTGCTTATTGAGTGCAACTCTTGTTAACTCACATCCTTCAGTTTGATTTAACCCGTAAGGCTTCAATAAATTACTCGATGCACCCCTTGAAAAAATTACAACTCCGATAAATTTTGAATCTTCCCACACTCCTACTTTAAAAAGCGGGGGAACTGGTATGCTTTTTGAATAATGCCAATTTTCACAAGCGTATTTTGCTGCTTCGTGAGTTGCCCAATCAATTTTCAAATCACACTCCATGATCTCTTTGATTGAAAACTTCACTGCACTTTGGACACTTTACTAACACTGGATCAAGTTCATCCAGCTTTCCTTGATCATCTTCAGTGCCTGGACTGAAATCATCATTTAAGAAATCAGTGTTTTCAAACCCAGTCAGATCCAGATCAAACCCTTCAAACACATCGTCTGTGAGCAATCCTTTCAGAGCATCCTGATCAGCTTCGGCAAGCTCTGCGATACGATTATCAGCAATCATGTCAGCATACTCTGATGCTTCGTCCTTGTATTCCTGCACATCGACCGGAACCTCAGAGCATCCCAGCTGCAAGGCAGCAGCGAGCCTGCCGTGACCTTTGACGACATAGCCTGACCTTTTTGAGACGGTGATCGGATTTCTCCACCCTTGATGCTTGATGATCTTTGCAAGCAAACGGATCTGCTCTGCTGGGTGAGTGTTGTAATTGCGTGGATGCTCTACCAATGAAGCAGGATCACGCATTTCTGTGTGAGAACAGAAGACTTGTGGATCTTCTGGTTTTTCGAGTTTTACTTGGCCCATTTGAGTTCCCAGCCTTTCTGATTTGTTTTGATTCCTAATGCTTTTCTGAGTTTACCGAAGATTCCCTTGTCCATTCGTGAACCATCAACAGACAAAGATTTGTTGAATTCTGATTTCGGATCTCGGATTCGTTCTTTCGGTTTGATTAAGCCTAATGCCACTGCTTCCTCCCTGTCAACCTCCTGAACATCCATCTGTGAGTTAAACCCCCAAGGGCCATGCGGAACGCCCAGACCACCGATTTCCTTTTTGTTCATCTCAAGCCAGAATTTGGTGTCGTCTTTTCTCCTGACCACACCTTCGTTTTTCTTGTGCAGCGGTCGAGGTTCTTTCACGTTTGCAATCCTGACAAATCTCCAAGCTGGGAAAGTCTCTGTCACATCAGGATCAACCGATGCTTGAAAGTTCCCGTATCCATAAGCGGATCTTAGGTTTGTTTCAAATATCAACCCAAGCCTTCTGGCAGAGCTAACGTCCATCATTTGAGTGATCATGCTTTGATCAGCCTTGCCCATGCCTTGTGGAAGCGGATTTCCCATGCCCTCACGTTCTGATACCTCCTGCATCATGTTGATGAAATCACCTCGGCTTCCGGTCTTCAGGGCCGTGGTTATCTCACCTGTTGGCGTGATCACTTCCTCTCTTTGGGCTGTTAGGAAATCATCAATCGCCCTTTTTGCTGACTGAAGGAAACGAGCCGAAGCCACCCTTGATGAAAAGAAAGCCCGATCCCGAATGGAAGCGGAAACGTCAGCCCATTGTTTTGAAGTCAATCTGCTTCCGATTTCCTTGCGTGCTTTGAGACGTTTGATTGCCTCCTCAAATTTCATTGGTTTGTTCAGATAAGCCATTGATCAATCCTTGATTCCTTTGCTTGGTCTTTTGGCGATAAAAAAGCTGTGGTTAGTTTTTGAGAACAGATCCTTGCCCCTTGGCATATTTCTGGAGTCGAAGAACCGATCACATGCATCAGAAATCTCTTTTGCATGAGCCAGTGAAATATCAATCCCGATTTGATATTCATGCTCGATTGGTTCTGGATCTTCCACTTTAAAACCTTGACATACTCTTATCACAGGTGTGTAAAATTTCATAGACATTTGTTAACTTGGCCTTCTTTAAAGAAAAGACCTGCAACAATTTCTGACGGAAATCATTGCAAGCCTTTGAGTCTGTTTGATTAACGATGTAAATTGTCCTTTTCTGTTTTTACTGTTTTGATCTTCGCACTGGATGCCATGTGCCGTCTTTGATCGCTGCCTTTCTGATTTTGCTGTGCTCGTTTTTACAGGATTTGCAGTGCCATTGTCTACCGTCTGGTGCCAGCCTGTTTCTGGCAAACTGATCCTCTGGCTTGGTCTGGTCACATCCTCCGCAGTGTTTGGTTTTCATCCATTCCCCTCCTCGATTTCTTTGGCGAGCTCCTGCGTAGCTTCCATGAAATCCGACGAGTATTGCCTCATCATAGTTGCGTGCTTGGCGTCTGCCCGTCTCTCAACCTCCTCCATGAACTGTTTCAGGTGAATGTAGGGGCCAACATCATGTCGGAATATCTTGTCACGGCACCATGTCACATCATCGTCTCTCCATTGTTCCTCGTTTAATGATTGCTCATTTTGCAGGTAAAGAGTCATTGGTGGCTTGTTATTGCTCATAATTCATATCGTCTTTCTGTTCTTTCTCCACACTTTGAACATTCAAGGACGTCGATGCACGCAGACAGTCCCCATGCGGGGCGAATCATATGCACACACTTCCATTGGTGGCGGCAGGCGACTGGTTCAGCTTTTCCGCATCTCAAACAACGCTGGTATCCATTGGCTATTTCTGCCCCCCATTTATGACGGTGGAACAGGCTCATGCTTCCTCCTTCCACCACCAATAAAAGTATCGTCTAAGTGAGCGCAATGGACAACCTTCTATGCGTGGATTATCCGGTAAAACCCATAAGGTTCCTGACCGGTTCGTGATTTTTGCAGTGACCCAGATGTTGCCTATCAGGAATGTGATGGTGTCACCTTCATAAACCCATTCCCCGTCATCGTCTTTAAATCGTGGTTTGCTCATCCTCCCATCTCCTTCCTGAGTGTTTCGGCGTATTCTCGCAAATTCCCGATGTCGTTTATCATCGCCTCCCCATCCTCTGAGAACTCGTTGGTGTCTATCAGGTCATTTTCCCAGCCTGTGACCTCATCCACTAGCCTAATCAGCTCCAGCACCTCAGAGCAGCGGGGGATGGAGTTCCATTTGTGACCGTGTTGGTCGTTGTTTGGCCCTACAACTTTACACCCTTGCCCTGTGCATATGGCTATGCTATCAAAGGAATATTGTTCCGCTTTTGCCCCACAAAGCGGACAAGGCTTCAGCTTCGGCCTATAAAACTCCGGTGGCAGGTCGCACGAGGGCGGTCGGTTGGTGCTCATGACCAGTTTCTTTCGACTTATGCTTTCTGATGTATCTTCTGCGATGTGATTGGTTATATGTGTGACTTGTTCTTTTGTCATAATCTTCTCTTTCTAAATTATGCCGTCTCTCCGGCTGTCAGGGTTTGTTCAGCACTGGCAATGCCCTCAGTGCTGTTGTCAATTGTGGAGTTGTGCTTGGTCCCATCTGGCATCACCTCCTTTCTGAATCAGTGTTCGTAGCCTTTGTATTTCGGTTCAGGGCAACACTCAGGGTTGATATGTGCCTTATGTCTTAGCGACCTGTTGACCTTTTGCTTCATCCATTTCCTAGACCTGCGGCACTTGCCCTCTCTGGTTTTATTGTCCAACAGTTTCTCGGGTTCCTGTCGTGCTTTCATAATCTTCTCTTTCTAAATTGGTGGCCAGTCCGGTTTCTCACCGGAGCCGCTTGGCTTGGACCTCCTAGCCTTTGTTGCGCGGTTTTTACTGGCCGTTAATCTGTCATCAAAAGTGTTGTCCAATAGCATATATTCATGCTTACTAATCCTGCTGCCATCACATGACCTCTGGAAACAAGCTCCCAAGTCGCCCATGCACAGATGACGAGCAGCATGCCACTGACATAATATCGGAGCCTCATTCCGTCGCCTCCGGCAAATCAAGGTCGAGCCAGTGGGTAATAAGCCCGACGAACATGCCGTCATGCATACGGTCGCAAACGGGTTTCTCTTTATCCTTAAACCAAACAAAGCCTTCAAAATCGCCATCCTCATCAAACTTTGGCAACCGCTCACTGACCGGCACCCATTTTCCGATGGCGTAGCCATCCAAAACTGCTTGTGACCGCTCCGCTTGTAACGGAAGGTTTCTACGGTTATCAGCAAGTTCGCGCCCAAGTCGGCGACCTAATTCTTCTCTTGGTGTCATTCTTTTCCTTTCTCGTTTTTTAGCTCATGCGCTTCCTTAATAAGTGAAGCAAGTCGGACCTCGTAATCAATCCGCTCTTTTAAAACCTTCTCGAAATCCAGCTCCAGAATTCGGTTGTGGTATCCAATTTTGTAAAAGCAGAAGCTCCACAATGACACGATTACCAGCTTAACAAGAAATGCACTCATCCCCGTTTTTCTCCCGCCAGTAATACTGTCCCGGTTTGGTTGGTAGTTCGGTGCTCATAGAAAAACCTCCCCTGCATTGTGCCATCCTGCTGTTTTTTGCACACGCTCATTTTTGTCTGCTCGTATATCACCAAAATATGCTCCGACAAATGGGGACAAATGATCCTCTTCCATTCGATTCCATGATGGAATACAGAATGTTGCTCCAACAAGTTCATTATTTTTTGCCCAAACCCTGCCGTCCGCTGTTGGCTTTGCATATGCTTGATTGCCCATGCTGATTCTTGACCTGCCACCGTGGGAGTAGATGCACTGAGAATACCCGAAAAACCGATTGAAGCATGTCTGGACTGCTTGTCCTGAATAAAAGATTCCAGCTTGCTTGCGGCTTCCGTTGTGTATCATCCTATGCGGTCCTTCAAACTGATTGTGGTTGATCGTTGCATCTCCAAGGTAAACGTCATCTCCGGATCTTGCTGATTTCGGCATCCAATCTGCATCAATATCTGGGCCGTGGAATATGCCAATGTTGCTTCCTTGATGGGCTTGAATGTTGTTGTTAATTAGCTGAAGCCTGTCAGGGTTCTGAGCCAGATAAACCGGAACACAGTTGTTGTGCGCCACAATCATGCAGTCCCTGATTTCCTGTTCAAACGGCCTGACAATCATTCCATTCGGAAGTTCGGTTGCTGGCTCGGTGTAAATACCAATCGGATGACCAACGCATGGGTTCCAGCCAAAGATGGATTCAACCATCAAAACCTTTTCACCATCTCCCATCGTGCGGATTGCTGGACCCCATCTTGTGACTGAACGCATCTGAAACCGCCCAGGTATCCGAATGGTGTTGTGGAAGCGATATTCACTTCCAGAGAACAGCAGGGTGATTACTGGCATATGGGTGGACCCATACCAACCTTTTCCTGACGGTGATTTTCCAAATTCAGACTGAAACTTTTCCTCCCCTTCTTCCCAAAATGGCTGCTGAATTTTTTGGCCTTTTTTAATGGCTTCTTGGAGTGATTTGTCAGGGTTAGCGTGATCAATCAGGAATGTGTATTCATCCTGATCGGATTGCGGTTTCAGGTCTTTCATGAATTGCTCCACCACTGAAACCGTGATTGATTTAACATCATCGTTTGACATTATGCCAACGAGCCTGTTCTCAAGGTTCTGAATTCTGGCACTCTGCGTGTTTATGACGTTATGTTGAGCTTGAATAAGCTCCTGTGTTGTGTCTGGCAGCTTCGCCAGTTCTCCGATTGATTCGGCTAATTTGATCAGTTCTTTCATGGTTTTAATTTGTTAAAATATCTTCATGGTTTGTATTCCGCTTTATTCAAGCATCCTTCTCACAGAACCCAACGTCCCGAATTGACTCATTTTGTTGAAAAAAACGGTCAATCGTTTTGCAATCTGTGTAATCACAAATTCCTTTGGACTTGTTTATATCAATGTCCTGAATATGATATGCCTGATCCTTGGAAGGTTTAAACAAGACAGCTTGCACCACTCCTCGTCGGTATGATTTCTCTGATAATCTGGACATCAGTTTCAGAAGTTTTCTTTTTGTTGATTTCGGCAATTCAGCAAACTCATTATATTGCAAGCCATGACATATGCTGTTTTTTGGGAAGCAAATTTTCATTCCCATCCTTTCGCTTTGAAAACCTTTCGGATAAAATGATTCACCATGTCAGAAGTGACCCAGTTTTTTTCTGTAAGGTGTAACACTTTTTTCAATAAAACTTTTTCCGTTGAAATTTCTCCAAGCGATATATCATACCATCCGTTTAAAGTAATCCATTTCCCTTTCACCTTTACTTTTCTGTCCATCTCATCCTGGATGATTTGCCCATTTTTCATCACATCATCTATTGTGAGAAGCCTTATGCACGGTTCATCTTGTTTTTGTTTGGTCATGGTTTTTCTTTCTCAAAATGGCACTTCATCATCATCCATTGCGTCAATGTCTGGTGTGGTTTCCGGTGCCGGTTTGTGTTCTGTTCTTTGGATCTCCATTTTCAGGTTTCCGATGATCGGACCTCGTTGCCCTGCGTCTCTGGCTTCCTTGCTGATGCCTTGGCAAATGCAATGAGTGTTCCCGTATTGATCTGGACCGTTTTTGTTTTCCCAGATCACCAGATCGAGGTATTTCCCGTTTTTACCTGCGAACAGGTGTTCTTTTTCAATTCTGGTTACATTAATTTTTGCTGTGATCATAACTCTGTGTTTTTTAGTTTTTCTTCGATGTTTTGGTATGCTTTACGAAATGCTTTGTTGGTTTCGATCAATGTTGGAACAGTCTGCCGTGCATGTCGAACTGAACTGCCCTTTTTCCGGTTGAAATAATAGGCCACAGTTAAATCTGCTGCTCCCATATATCGCCAAGCCAGATACATTGCAGCCAATCTTGGGAAGCTGATTGCCTCGGTTTTTGATCTGCCTTTGATCGCTCTTGGAAAGACTCCAAATTCTTGGGCTGTTGTCTCGATGATTTTTTCGATGATTTGCTTCATGATTTCTCCGTATAAGTGAATCCACGTTCCTCTTGGATCAGTTCGTATTTATTTGCCAGATCTGTAAATCCAGCTTTCCTGCAAAACCAGACAAGTGTCGCCTCTGCTTGGGAGTGAGCAATCTGGCTTGATGTTGGGTTGATCTTGCTCAAGTGATTCAGGGCATGTTTCTCAGTCACCCTTGCCATGTCCCATTTCTGGGCTTTTTGTTCTGCTTCGGTCATACAGTCTCCATTTCTTTACCCTGCATCCACCGCAGAAGGTTTTTGATCTGCCCAATTTGCTGGTTTACGGTCATGCTTGGATCATAAAGTTGATCCTCCATTTTCGCCAAAAATGTAAATGCAGCCCTTGGACGTGTCCAAATGATCCTCCCAATGTCCTGCGACCAGACCAAATTTGGGGAGTTTTTCATTCTCCGGAGTGCATCACTCCATTTCTTCGTCCATGAATGAAGGATCTTCCCCATGCGTTCCTGTTGCTCAACTGGGCATCTGAACTCCTTTTTGGACGGATCATAATTTCTCCCAAGCCAAGCAACCACTTTTCCAATTGCTTCCTTGGATGCTTCATAATCTCGCTTTGCAGCATAGCACCATTCACAAGCTGTATTTTTAATCATGGATTGAATGACAGACTCACATCCTGCCCAAGTCTGTTTTTCGCCCCTCTCAGGGCCTTTTGCATCGTGCCCGCTATCATATACCTCCCTGAACATACTATGCCCTTGAAGGGCTAATTCTGTGCCACAAACGCAGCATGTGGTTTTCACTTCGATCATCCGATCTGATTGAAGCTCTAAATCTGGCTTTTCAGCTTTCGGAATTGCCTTGCGAATCCTCCATTTGTCTCTGTCTAATGCCATATCAAATCTCTATTTTTTTATAACCTGTTGACTGTTTTCCATTTGGCTGCATGGTTCTCCTTCTTTCGGACCATGATTTCAATGCCATTTTCCATTTGATCATCTTTCCGTATTGGTTGACCCATAACTGCTTGGATTCATTATACTCCCAAAATGATCTTGCATGTTCATCTGGTATGCCCCTGACTTCGGCTTCAGCAATCACCTCCTCCAGAGTTGGGATCTCAGCAAAATCTGTTTGCGAAGCTGATCCTCTCTCTCTCTCATTTTCCTTAGAGAGAGATTTATCTCTCTCTGGATAATGGTTAATGGATAATAACATAGTTGAGCTTTCGTTGGTGTTCTGTTCCAACGTCTGTTCAACGTCCGTTGATACGTTCGTTATAGGGTCCGTTGGCATGGTTTTGTTGGCTTTCAATACTTTACGCCTTATTTTTGCGCTAAGTTTTCCTGCGTTTTGCGCGAGAGTTTGCTTTTCGCAAAATTTCAAAAACTCATCTTTTATTCGAAAGTTTGATACAAAAACAAGATCACCTTCGTAAGAAACTTCACCAACTCCAGCCTGATCAATCTCATCAATCACCCTCTTTGCAACCCTCTTACTCACCCCAAGCAGCCTCGCCCATGAACTAATCTTGTATCCAGCTTTTCCTGGAGAATCTACCTGTGCCAAGTGGCAAAGAATATCCATCCATGCACCCCTTGCTTCTAGTGACAACATTCTGGTATCATTAAAATAATCTGCCCAGAAAAATTTTGAGTAAGGAAGTCCCATAATTATTTTTGCAAGTGATGTGCCATGATGATTTTTGATACATATTCGCTTCGATACAAATCTCCACGCTCATCATCAATGATTTTTGCCACGTTTTCAGGAACTGATATGCACAAGGTCTTGTGCTTCGGTCCCCTTTTAGGTGGTCTGCCCAATTTTGTCTTCATGTTTTAATAATACGCAAATCGGTTTGTTTGTAAAGGGAAATTATCAATGGGAATTCTTACCCATGTTTACAATGTTTACATTTTTTACATTTATCTCACCCATCATAACCAGCACCAACGCATTTTCTGAGTTGTTTCCTGACCCATTCCCCTCGGCTCAGATCCCCACGGGCTTTGTCCCATATCTCCCACTCATCAGGATAAAGGCTGATTGTCCTGCAAACTGATTTCCGCTTTTTACTTGGTCGTCCTAATTTCATCTCGTTTAATTGTTTGATTGATCACTTCGATTGCTTCATCAAGGCTTTTGATCACGACTGCTGATCCTCGCCATGTCCTGAAAAACTGTTCTTCGTCTGGTGTTAATCTACGTGCTGATGGTGGCTTGGATCCGTCTTTGATCTCCATCAAAATAGTGTAGCCGCCAAAGCCGACCGCAATATCAGGACACCCTTTCCCCACTTGGCTTAGGATCAGGACGCTGCATTCAGCCTTCCGTAATCCCTGCACGATTTGCCTCTGATTTGCATCGACTTTGGCAGCTCGCTTCATTCCGAATCCTTGGTGTATATTCTTGATTGTCTAACCATCCCATCCCACTCAAAAGTGGCAACTTTTTCACCAAACAGATCCTCATTGATTTCGATCACTCTTACTAAGTCAATGTCAACTCTGAGGTATCCCACCAGCACATAAGTCATCTGCTTGCGCTCCATGATCATACCGTTGCCCTCCATACGGCAGCACCGTCTCTCCGGTCATTGTTTCGCTCGATCCACCCGTCTCGGGCAAGCTCGGTGAACCGTCCAGAAATGGTGTTCAAGGGTCTGCCCGTCTGCTCTGAATACTCCTTGGCAGTAAGACCATGATCGAGTGATTTTTCGACTGCCATCAGCACATCAAGTCTGATCTGAGTCATTGTTTTCTTGGCACGATCAAATGCCCGTTTTGAGGTCAAAACCCCTCCATGTTTTCGTTCACAAATATCAGTTTGCATTTTTTTTGTCCCTTTCAATTTTCGCTTTCCGAACCACTCTGCAACGTAGATTTTCGATTTCTGAATCGGTGAGGATCTCATTTTTTGATGAATGGATCAGCCCAAGTTTCTGGCACCGCTTAACAGTCCTCTTGATAGCTTCCTCTGGGCAGTGTATGCCAGGAAAACTGCCCTTGATCTCATCCCATGTCACGGGTTTACCTCTCCATGATTGATCCTTGATTGGCTCATACCACTTCATTCCACGTTTGCTCATCGCTGCCCTCCATTTGTCTCAGGGTTAATCCAAGGAAGGAATTTGAGCATCAATGCTTCAGTCAATTCCAAATCCATTTTCAGATATTCAATCGCTGCCTTCGGATCCGTTACGAACATTTCGGCAAAATATTTCCCGCTTCCGGTCTTCCCACCGATCCCAACGTATCGGCAAAGATCATCGAGCTTGATGTATTCTTTGGATCCGCACCCCCAGACTTCCATCAAGTCAATGAAACGTGAGTCCCAATATCTGGTGGCCCTGAAGGGGAATGAAGGTGTGATGCCGTGGAGCAGTG